TACGTTCTCAAGTCCAGGGAAGTTGAGATTTGGGATGGAAAGTCTTGCATATATAACAACATCATCTATCCAAAGACGGGTGAGAATCTACCCTGCTTCGGGATGGACTTGATGGGTTTCTTTGATAAGAAAGTTATCTTGGTGTTTGACTTCCAGCATCCAGTTGAGAATTATCTCTTCTCCGTTCCAGATCTACCCAAGGCAGAAGGCACATTCCGTTTCTTTGAACCTGGCAACCACTTCTCTGAGAATGTGTATGTTGCCAAGTGTACGATGAGTGAAGTGAATGATCATCTTGAGATGTTCTCTCGCTACTTGACCAAGTACAAAGATATGATAGAATGTAGTTGTCCACTTGGTACAGACACTTCTGTCTACTCCGACTTCGACAGGTACATGAAAGATCTTGATCCTGTCGGTGGTTACCTGTCTAGCAAATTTGGGAAGGAGAAAGCAGAGAAACTTGTAAACGAATTCTTATTTTGCTATGACTAATTCCTGGTCTCTACTTTATGACGTTATGAACGAAGACAAAATTGTTTTGAATTACGACCGAGATCCTGTTGTTGATTTCAATTCAAGTCCCATGATTTCTATCTCTGGTGACGTTGAACCTACTCTGCGAAAGAAGTTTAAGTACGAAGAAGATACTATTGTTCGTGAACTTCTTGAGTACATCACTAACACATATCGTCAGCATTACTCCGCTGGTGATGATGCCATCCAGACTCTCGATCTGATCGAAGCATGTGGAGACGGTGAAGCATTCTGCAGGAGTAACATTCTGAAGTATGCTTCGCGCTATGACAAGAAGGGCACTGCTCGTATGGACATCATGAAGGTCCTGCACTATGCAGTTCTTCTGCTACACTTTAATGATAAAAACGCCAAACGTGAACACTATGAGACTTTCTAAGAGCACCCTCGACATCCTGCGAAACTTTTCTTCCATCAACCAGTCGATCTGCTTTAAGAAAGGAAACCTTCTTTCCACTCTTTCAATTCAGAAAAACATTCTCGCTCGTGCTGTTGTAGAAGAAGACTTTCCTAAGGACTTTGCTATCTATGATCTCAGTGAGTTTATTTCTGCACTCACTCTGTTTAAAGATCCTGAGTTTGATTTTTCCAATGAGAGTTATCTGCTGATCCGAGACTCTCGCAACAAGACTCGTTACTTCTTTACTGATCCCTCTGTAATTACAACTCCTCCCGACAAGAAAGTGGAACTTCCATCCAAGGATGTTTGCTTCCATATCTCCCAGTCGGACCTTGCTAACATCACTAAGGCAGCTGCCATTTATGGTGTTGAGGATTTGTCTGTGGTTGGTGACGGTAAGAAGATTGACCTTGTTGTCCGTGACAAGAAGAACGATACCTCCAATAACTATGCTATCAGTGTTGGTGAGACAGACGCTCAGTTCTGTTTCAACTTCAAGGTTGAGACCCTGAAGATTATGCCTGGTGACTACTCTGTTGTTGTCAGCAAGCAGAATGCATCGCTCTTCCGACATGCTACACTGGATCTAGAATACCTTATCGCACTTGAACCTGACTCTAAGTATGAAGGATGATTTTCTGTGGGTTGAAAAGTATCGCCCACAAACCATTGAGGATTGTATTCTTCCTGAAGAAACGAAGAATACTTTCCAATCTTTTGTTAACACTGGGGAGATCCCCAACCTTCTGCTCTGTGGCACCGCTGGCATTGGTAAGACCACGGTTGCCAAAGCACTTTGTAATGAACTTAATGTAGATTATTATGTCATCAATGGATCCGACGAGGGTCGATTCCTCGATACTGTCCGAAACAATGCGAAGCAATTCGCTTCGACCGTATCACTTACGTCGTCTGCTAAACACAAAGTCATCATCATTGACGAAGCAGATAATACGACCCATGACGTACAACTCCTCTTACGGGCGTCTATTGAGGAATTTGCAGGCAATTGCCGTTTCATCTTTACCTGCAACTACAAGAACAAAATCATCGCGCCGCTACACTCCAGATGCTCGGTCGTTGACTTCTCAATCGGCAAAGCAGACAAGCAAAAAATCGCTGCAAACTTCTTCAACCGTATCAGGTCTATACTTGAGGGCGAGGGTGTTACGTTTGATCCGAAGGTTCTTGCAGAAGTAGTACAAAAGTATTTCCCTGACTTCCGTCGCACTCTGAATGAGTTGCAACGCTACAGTGTTAGTGGTACAATTGACACAGGACTTCTGGCGAACATCGCTGAGGTTCGAATGGAATCTCTCATGGATGCACTGAAGAACAAAGAGTTCTCAGTTGCTCGTAAGTGGGTCAATTCCAATCTTGACAACGATCCCAATGTAGTTCTTCGATCGATCTATGAAAACCTTTATCATGTACTCGAACCCGTATTCATTCCTCAAGCGGTTCTCATCATCGCTAAGTACCAGTATCAGTCTGCTTTCGTTGCCGATCAAGAGATCAACCTTCTGGCAGCTTTGACTGAGATTATGGTGGAGTGTAAGTTCAAATGAAAAAAACCAAGTACATCTACAAACATACCATCTATGGTGGTGGTCCCAACGGAATCAATGATGGAGAAGTTGGAGCGTTCTTTGCCGAGAGTGGTGTGAAGCTCCATGCATCTAAGAAAGATGATTGCTTCTATTCTTGGGAATTTGCTGGTGATCAATGCTCGTGGTTTACATTCTCACATTCAGAGGAAGTTGAGATTGAAGAAAAGGTAACTAAACTTCCTACCGAGAACAGGTATGAGAATGGTTACAACTGGAAAGCAAAGGGTCCAAATGCTAGGTTGAGGAAAGCAAAC